GTTAGGTAATTTAACGGGTAAGTCTATATGAGAGTATTTTTCTCCTTTAGACCCTCCTGTAATCTTTTTATCAAAAAGTCCGCCCTTCTTATCAGCTAAATTTTTACCTATTAACATAGCCCCCGGATCTGGAATAGAGCCGTTACTTAGTTCATCTACTTTTTTATCTGTAAGAGGAAGTAATTGAAACCGGTTACCATTCTTCTCTACGTTAACACCCGAAGCTCGTAGATAGTCAAGCATTTTATTAAATACAAAATTATCATTAGGCTTTGAAGGGGGTAATCCAAATTGTAAGTTTCTAAAATACTCTTCATTTTTACGGCCTTTTATTTGGGAAGCTTCTCGAAGAAGGTTTTTAGCTCCGTGAGCTAAATAAGAGTAAGTCTCTAAGTTACCCACTTTCTGCGCCCCTTTTCCAGCTGGTTGTTCATCTACGTCATAAACACCAAGAGAGTGAGCTCCAAGCTTTTTCTTAACTATGTGGCGTAATTTAATATATTGGCGATTACCTACAAAAACAGGATTCTCTAAAGGATTCCCATTTTTGCCATCTTTTAAAATCTCATTTGCTTCAATACCTTCTTTCTTTAAAGTATCTATAATATTTTTAGCAGCATCACTTTCAGGGTCTTTAAAGTTCTTAACCATAAAAGGCTCTCCTCTTTTTATAGCTATTTTACCAGAGGCAGTATCAAGCATTTGTCCCATATTCATACGACCTTGAACACCCTGCGGGTTAACCATAATATCTACTGGAGTTCCATCAGGTCTATGAGGAGCCTCTGAATCTGGTATAATTTTACCTACAATATGTTTATCACCATAGCGCGACGAATTACCAGTCCAACTAGTTTTACCATTTCTTCTAATATAAACTATACCGTTAGGAGTAGTAGGGCATCCTACTTTGCCCTCATAGTGTATATAATCCTCTTCTTGTGCATTTTGATCATGTACGTGCCCATGATTAACTTGTGGGTACAATTTTGTTTTTATTTCTCTAATATTCCAACAATCATAGTTAGAAAAATATTCAAAAACCCGGGTACCGGCTGGAGAAGCTAAAGTATAATTAGCTGCCATACCGTTTTTAAGTATCAATTCCATCAAATCATCTCTCATTTTTAATGAGGATGTTATATAAACTTTTTGCCCGCTATTATTTATAGAACCATCCCCTTTACAGTAAGCATCTAAAAAAGCTTCTATATATTCAGAGTCAGACTCTTTTATAGCATCTGGGACAAATTTTTGAAAGGATTTGCCGAAAGGCTTTAAATAGTAATAAAAAGACTTGGAATTAAAGGTAATTCTATCTTTTTGCTCAATTGGAGTAAGATTCATCCTTTTTAGTAAATTAACTATCTCTTTATAGTTAATAGGATTTATTTCTAAACTCTGATGGATTGTAGTTACATACCCTTTTGGAGTTTTGTTAGTATTTCCCTCAGATAAAAACCATCCCATAAATGAAGCAAAATCTAAAGCATCAATTTCATGTTGTATTTCAGAGGGTATTACAAGATCCTCCCCAAACCATTTACCACTTTTAGAATACCTGACTCGCTTACCAAATATATCTTTAGGATTAAATAAACCGTATCCACTATTTAAAGGGTTACGAGGCTTAACATACATTTTATGGCGTAGAGTAACAAGTTGATCTATAGTAGTATTTGCTATCTTATACATAGGACCCTCATGGTCATATATATTAATACTTTGGGCCTCTTGGTACTCTATTAATTCTCCATTTGGATTTAGGGTACAGAATTTTTCAGAACCCTTTAACTCTAAAATAGATTTCCACCCTTTATCAGTTAGAAATTCCGTTTCTTCATCTACGCATAGTTTATCTCCTTCTTTGAAAGGGTGAACACTTTTAACATAGATATCTATGTTTCGGCCTTTCTTTCTCACCTCAGTTACTACTCCAGGATCTTCTTCATCCCAAGTAGTTACATTTTTAGCAAAAGGGGAATATACTGCCTTATCTAATTTCTTTAAACTTATATCAAGGCCATCTAGCTCTTTTTTAACTAAAAAAGCACTTAGAATTTCACCTTCTTGGAAAGTTTCCCCTATCTTAGGTAATCCCTCTGCATCTAATTTTTGTACATTTGTTCCTTTAATTTCTTGGGGGTAAGTAGCGCGGAATTTTTTTAAATCAAAAAAGCTTAATTTAGGATTAAAAAATACGTTTATTCTATCTATGGTAGTATGTGAAAGTTTTTTAGCGGCGGACTCTGTAATAGCTGCAGCATCTTCAAAAGCGTTACCCTTATAAGATAAATAAGCCACAGTAAGATTTTTACCCAGTGCCAGCTCACCCTTGTCATCCGTATAATTACTTTTAGCTAAAATTTGATCTCCTTTTACTTTATCTCCTACTTTAACTATAGGCTTAGAATTTAAAAACCCATCTTGATTTAAAGGAAAGTCCTTGTAAAGACCTACCTTATAATTTTTCCCATCGTCACCCTTTATTGAAATGTAATCATCTGATATACTTTTTACAGTACCACTCGTTTTGGAATTATTAGATTCCTGGTCTAAAGTGGGTAATAGAAAGGACCCCATAACTTGCTCCCAAGTCTCATTTTTATTTCTTACAACCTTTGTAAGAGGAGTATCGGGATTATCTAAGGGCAAGGCCTGGGTAATCATTCGACCAGCTGTAGAAGCTCTGTTAGCCTGCGTAGTGTTTAAATACGGTATCATATTCGCGCCGTAATCAAACATGGCGCTAGGATTGGTTAAATAATAATCCACTTCCTTAGGGCTAGCAACATCAGACTTATGATTTCTTAGAACCTTTACTTTGTCAGACAAAGGTTGAGGCTTTCCACCCTTAAGCTTATATTGATCAGGAAACCCTACTACAGCCTTATAAGTATCTAAAGGGCTAACATGCTTTGTTTTGCCTTCCTTAGTTATTACTGGGGTAGTCATTTCGTTATCTCTCTTTTCTACCTCGCTGGCAAGTCCTACAGAAACTCCAACTTTTAAAGACTCTGGAGTTGACAACCCATCTAAAAAACCTAGTTGAGAAGGCTGAACATCCCTAGTCTCCATAGTAATAGAGTGCATATTTTGGATACCACCTTCTCCCATAGTAGTGGTTTTACGGCTGTTAACAGCCATGGCCACAGGGTTAGTTTGGGGAGGTGTGGAAGATAAGTCACTTGTAGTGAAAAATTTTCTAATAGGATTGGTAAAAGCGTTTGCGGGCATTACCTCTCGCACTTGATCTCTATTTCGGAGGGCATTCTCCATCTTACGCTTTATAACTTTTTCATTGCCTTTAAAATATTCCTTTAATAGATCATCGGGGGCATATAAGTTTTTAAAGATAAGCGAGTCTCTTTCATCCTGCTTTTCTTCTCCTTTATTAATTCTTAAAAGCTTTTTAGAGGAGGCTAATAAAGCAGGAGCGTTAACTGAGTCAAAGGAGTCACCCAAGGTTATGGAGTTTACTTGACCGCTCATCTTTGTAGTCTCAAAATAAGCTTTTAACCCGCTTCTTACTTTACTTACATCATTAGGTATATCTCTAGGACTTATAAGTTTTTTATATAAATCTACTAACTCGCTTACTTCAGTGTTTAAAGCACTTTTCTTATTTATATCAAAAAGCACGCCACCCCAGGCTTTTTTAATTTGAGTATCGCTAGCACCTAATGTACTTAAAATATTGTAAAGTCTATACTTACGAGTACCGCTCCTTAGGATAAAGTAAAATATCTGTCTTTTAGGGTCAATCTCTAGAGAAAAGTTTTGTCCTTTTTCAAGGTTAAATTCTCCTTGTAATTCCCCATTTTTCTTTTGTCTATGATAAGCTCCACTTTTACGTCTAAGCTGATTAGTGACTTGGTATTCATTACCTTTTACAATAGCACTTAACCTGTTAGTTAGCTTTGGTATAGCTCCTATTTTAACCCCCGATTTTTGGGAAATAGGGCGACCTGTGTCAGTGTCTATAATACTAACATCGGCTTTTATAGGTACTTCTCAAGTATCTCTATTTAGCTTAACTTCTTTTTGGGCGGGAAAATCTGTTTCACTTAAATCATCCTCTAGAACCACGTTTTCCACCCTTAATTCTTTGTTACCAGACTTAATCGGGAACATCGATATTACAGAATCTTTAAGCGATTCTTGAATTTTCTTGTTTTGTACTCTATGGTCTAAGGCGTTTTCCATTAAATTTTTAAGTGTTAGTTTGTTTAGAAGTTAAGTGTTTAAATATAAGACTTGCTTTAAATAAAGTCAATTAATTGGTATAAGAATAGTGAGCGGAAGTACCGCTTAATTTTTATATATGAAATTAAGTAACTTTACTAATGGCCGATAGAACCAGCTTGACCGATCGCAATAGCGATAGAGGCTCAAGATCTGGACTTGGAGATAACTGATCCAAGCTTTCGGCTAACCAAAGAACCTTGCTATGCTCAAAGAGCTTATTAGCAAGGCCTTCCGTTCTTAAGAACAAGAGGGGCTCCAAAGGAGGCCCCTCTTTTTAATTTAAAAATACAAGAGGAAATAATGCTAGGTCCGATAATCGTAATAGCTGTGGCTGCAGGAGTAACTGTGTCCGGCTCAAAAAGCGACAACGGAGATAACTAGAAAAAATAGAAAATATTAGAAAAAGAAAAACCTCTTGAAAAATTAGAAAACACTGACAACATTTTTTATACGTATAAAATAATTTAAATCGCATGACACAGACAGAAAAAAGCATTAAAAAGATAAACAATATCATTTCAGAGCTTTGTGAGTTTATCGTAGAAAGAGAAGAAGAGATAAAAGGAGTTTTCTTGGCAATTCTTTCTCAGAAAAACCTTCTTTTTGTAGGGGATCCAGGGATAGCTAAGACTATGGTCGTAGATAACATAGCTAAGAGAATTGTGGGAGCAAAGTATTTCGAGCAAGCTATGCACTCTCAAATAAAGCTTGAAGAGCTTTACGGCCCTATTTCTATTAGAACCCTAGAAAAGGAAGATAAGCTTGTACATAAAACCGAGGGCATGCTACCAGAAGCTCATTTTGCTTATTTAGATGAATTTTGGAAAAGCCATTCAGGAGCTATTAATAGCTTGTTAAAGGTTTTAAATGAGAAGGTATTTTTTAACGGAGGTAAGCCACAACAAATACCTTTAATGTGCCTTTTTTCTTCGTCAAATGAAATCCCTGAAGAAGACGACGATTTGGCAGCAGCTTACGATAGGTTTCTATTAAAGTTCAATGTGAGAAGAGTTCAGGATAAAGAGTCAGATTTAAAGATGCATCTAACTAACTTGCTTGATAAAGAGCGAGAAATAAAGCACACTATAACTCTTGAAGCTCTCCAGCTTTTACAGAAAGAAGTTAATAAAGTCAAAATAGGTGAAGATATTATAAAAACTAATTTCTATATAAAAAGAGATATAGAGAAAAACCTTGATGGCGCTTATTACATAAATGAAAGAACCTCTGTACAAAGCATGCGAGTAGTTCAAGCTCAAGCTTTGCTCCAAGGCAGAGATTACGTCATAGATGAAGACTTAGAAGTCTTAAAGCATACTTACTGGGATGATCCTTCTCAGATAAAGGAAGTTGCCAAAACTATTATAAGCACAGTTTCTTACGATAAAAGTAAGTTAAATGAGATAAGAGAGAAGTTAAATACTATTGAAGAGTTTGTTAAGTCTGATGAAGACTCACCAGAAGCTAACATCAGAAAACTATCTAATATAGAAAGACTAAAAACTGAAGCTATGGGCTTAAAAACCTTTTTAAAGTCTAATGGTAAAAGTACAGATGAGGCGGAAAAACTAATAGGAAAACTTACTTCTACGGCGCAAGATTTATTTAATGCTTCGTACGGAGGATAAATGAAGAGATTAACCAACAGAAGAACCAAAGAGTTAGAGAAAGACTTAACATTATATAGGTACACTTTTAAAACTGATATAATAGATGAAGATTTTTTTAATAAAGGGTTAAGAGCCAAAAGCAAAAGACTCACAGCTTTAATAAAAGAAAATAAAGAACTAGAAAACCCTCACCCTTATCTAGAGAATTTGATTCTAGATTTATTTCAAGCTTACAATAGGTATTATTTAAGGCCTTTGACTAAGAATGAAGTGTACAGTGATTATTACTTAAATTACTTTACAGTAAAGGAAATCATGAAAATGGATGACTTCAAAGAGATTAGAGAAATCTCCAAAAGAGATGATTTTACTTCCTTAATAGCAGTAGAAGCTATAATTCCAAGCGTAGTTAAAGTAATTAAAGAGTTAAAGGAGACTAACGAAGATTTAAAAAATTTCTTGAAGGAAGTTAAAAAAGACTTAGAAGAAAGGGAAAAGTCAGAAGAGGGTCAAACTATCAAGGAGGTAACTTCTGAGGAGATAGAAAAAGCTTTAAAGAAAAGCGTAAAGCATGAGCTGAAAACCGATTTAGAGTCTTCTAAAGAAGCCCTACTAGCCGAGGTTAAAACTATGCAAGGCTTCGGTGTAGAGACTGATGGAACCTTTTGTAAATTGCCTTATGAGGAAAAAATTAAAACCTTAAAAGAGCTTCGAGAGAATAGAAAAATTCAAGAAGTTTCAAAACTTGCCGGCCGGTTAAAAGCTATTTATAAAAAGGGTAGGAAAGTCTGGACAAAAGAAGGCATGGACTCTATAACAGGCACTACTAGAGGATCTGATTTAAGCTCCACCCTTACCCATGATTTAAGTTACATCTCAAATAAAGCTTATAAAAAGCTTTTCTATAAAAAGATGATAGATAACGACTTAACCAATTACGACTACGGGAGCAAAAGAACTAAGGGTAAGGGTCCAATAGTAGCTGTAATAGATGTAAGTGGGACTATGAGGGGGGAAAGAGATACTTACGCCAAAGCTACTTTTATGGCTTTATTGGAGGTCTGCAGGAAACAAAAGCGTGAAATGTATGTCATTCTATTTAGTTCCGAGAGTAATCCCCGGACAGTAAGCTTTAGTAGGTCAGAACTTAATAACCCTAAAAAGTTAATAGAAGTGATAACTTATTTTAGCGGAAATGGTACTTTATTTGAACCGCCCCTCAGAAAAGCTCAAGAAGTTATTAAGTCCTCAAAAGTTTTCCGAAAGTCAGACATAGTGTTTATAACTGATGGAGATTCTAGATTTACAGGAAGGTTTGTGGGGGAGTTTAATTCCTGGAAAGCTGTAAATAAGATAAGCGTTTACGCTATCTTAATAGGCTCAGGGGCTAGAAGAGAGACTGTTCAAAAAGTATCTGACACTATATCAGAATTAGAAAGTATTAAAGGTAATGAAGAAGAAGCGTCTAAAGACTTATTTAGATACTTAGATTTAAAAGACGAGATGAAATGAAACTATTCAATATTATTAACAATGAAGATTTAAAAAAAGTTTTAAGAAAAGGGCCAGATAATTATTATTTAACGTATAAAGTGCCCAAAAGATCACGCGGCTACAGAGAAATCAACGCTCCCCAGGACCCTTTAAAGTTAATTCAAGAGCAGTTACTGTATAATATTTATTATAGGATTAAGGCTCATGATTCAGCAGTAGGGTTCATACCTGGCAAGAAGATGAAAGAGGGGGCTGAAGTTCATTTAAAAAGTAAAGTCTTGTTAAATATAGATTTGAAGGACTTCTTTGGAACCTTTGATTATAAAAAGGTAATGGATGTCAATTACTTTGTAGGTGCAAGGCTTGGCCAGGGAGAAGGTTTTTTAGATAAAGATGATTTAGCGCCTTTAACTGAGTTAACTACTTTTAAAAAGAAGCTACCACAAGGGTCTCCATGTTCCCCTCATATAACAAATATAGGCTTTATAAAAACAGATAAGCAGCTTCTTGATTATAGCACCAAGCATAAGCTAAAGTATACTAGATATGTAGATGACCTTTCATTCTCATCGGGTGACTATAGCACGGACATGGTCCCTCATTTAGAAGCTGTAAGTGAAATAATAAAGGCTAACGGGTTTCTAGTAAACCCTAAAAAAACCCGCATACTACGACCTCATAATAGAATGTCTGTTACGGGAATAACTGTAAATGAAAAGCTTGGTGTGCCTAAATGGAAAAGGAGAAATTTTAGAGCTAAGATTCACAATCTAAAGAAAAAAGGAACTCCAATAGAAAGAATAACTTATGAAAAGTTAAGGGGGTACGCAGAATGGATAAAAAGTTTGAATCCGGAGAAGGGAGAGCAATTTATAGCGGAGATTGGATCTCTCAATTTAAATTTCTAATAAATCCTCATAATAGGCTACCTAATCTTTCTTTTGCTTCTATAGATTTACCTTTTATTATATATAAAGTGAAGACCAGGTCTTATGTGGCGCTAATAACAAATGACCTTTTGAAGCTGGAGGAAGCAGTAAAGGCGAATGTTAATAGAGGAGAAATCCCTACAGGATTTTCAGGGCCTATGAGGTATAGTTTTTTAAACAATAGGCATAATTTAAAAGCTTATCCTGTCCAACTAAACATTAATTTTAAGCCGCATAGTAAAAGTGTTTTTATAAGGATTAAGATTCCTACACCACAAGAAAATAATGATCCTGTCCCTTTAGTAGAAAGGGGTTATGGAGTATCAAAAGACTTTTCATCTTTATCTTACCCTATAGGATCCACTTCTAAAAAAGTAGTAGAATCTAAAGCTAAAGAGCTTTTAAAGACCTCGTTTCGGACTGCTATAAGCCTTACAAAGGATGATGACCTTAGAATGAAGATGCTAAAACATACTATGATCAAATTTTTTTAAAAAACATGGTATAAGAATAGTGAAGGCTATCAACGCTTTCAATTTTATTATTTAATTTAATTTAACTTTAACTCTGGTGTGAATGAAAATTCAAGCGTTCACCAGGAATCAAAAAACTATATTATCAGTAGATTTTGACAGAAGGACTACGTGTCCACAATTCTGTGATTACTGCTACGTCGACAATATGGAGAATATATATCCAGCCTATCTGGAGAAAATTCAAAGAAATAATTCCTGGGCAATTGACAACGCTGAAAACTTTGCCAGACAACTTAACGAGGAATACGCTTGGTGTAGAAAATCCAAGTCGAAAGCTTTAAAAGGCTTAGAGAGGCTGCCTGTAAGAATTTACGGCAGCGGTGATTACGTCGAAGATCATTTTGACTTTATCACACAACTGAATTTTAAATTTTATATCATCTCTAAAAGCCTTACCATGAAAGAAATGGATAAAGAGCTTACTCGTTTACGACAACTAGACAACTTAACTCGAATCGTTCTATCGTTCGATAATGAAAATATTAAAAACTATGAAAACGTGAAGCATCTTTATAAGAAAGATGGAATTCAGTTCGCATTCACGGGTACCAAAGACGATTGGGTTATCCAAACAGAATTTAACGAAAGAGAGTTCGGAATCTTCTTTAATATAGGTAATAAGAAGAAAGACAAAGAATTCTCCAAAGGAGTACGACAATCCTGCCCTACAGATGGAAAGAAACTCGCTTTGCAAAAAGCTTGCTCTGTCTGTAATAAGTGTTGGAGAAGTTCCAAGACTAAGGGTGGGCACCAAGCCTGGAATTCTACAATCCAGGCTTAATAATATCTAAACTTTTGAAAGCTGTAAAAAGCTTTCTGGAGCGTTTCGCTCCAGTAGTACGGATAAGATAAAATACATCTACTCTCGAGAAGGTATTGCTAGGCAAAGCAATGCCTTAGAATAGATATTATGGTTTCAAGGGGAGCCTTATAATCTCCTTGACGGTAAGAAAGTGCTCTCGTAAGAGACCCTTTCTATTTATTGAAAGAGGAAGCGTTTCGCTTCCGTAGGTTAAATGTTTTGCTCTACACCCTTCGCCATAAAGGCGGGTCTTACGACCACAGGGCGTAGAGCAAAACTGCAGCTAGAGCATGCTGAAGCAGTATGTCTTCGCTCCGTCAACCGACCAGCCGTCGGGCCAGAAAGGATCATGGATCCTGAACGACCGCGGAGTCGAGGGATTCGAACCCCCGACCCGCGTCCCCACCAGCGGCCAGCGGCACGACGACCTAGCTGAGTACATGTTCACCGGGCTCTCCAGCTAGTACCTGGTATACGAGACCGAAAATCCAACGACATGAAATACGAACACCTTTATTACCGAAAGAAAGGGCCCTTAAAAGCCCTTTCTTTTTTTTAGATTAAGATTTTATTTGTATATTTGATCTTAATTACAATTTAAAATTAGTTAAATTATTATGAGCAAGCCTAAATTACTAACATGGCACGATTTCCTAGCTCCTACAGGATTCGCTGTAGTGGCGCAAAACCTTCTTAAAGGATTTGAAGAAGATTTTGATATAGAAGTATGCGCTATAAATTTCAGAGGAGGGATCAAATACGATACCTCTAAATATTTTATACACCCTTTAACTGATTACAGGAACGACAATTTAAATGTAAATACTTTAATCAATAGAGCAAAAGAATGGAAACCAGATATAATATTTCTATTCCAGGACATTTTTAACATAGATACTATAATAAAAGAGGTAAGAGAAGCTTCTCCCCATTCTAAAATAATATCTTACTTCCCTGTAGACGGTACGCCTTTAAGCCCCACCTATAGTGACATATTTAAATATAGTGACAAGATCATAGCTTACACTCAGTGGGCTTTAAAGGTCATAAAAGGTCATAGCCTGATAGACAAACCTATTGAAGTTCTTTACCACGGAGTAGACAATGAAACCTTTTTCCCTTTACCAGAAAAAGCCATTACTACTTTAAGAAAAGATATAAATTGGAAAAATAAATTTGTTATGGGCTTAGTAGCTAAAAACCAACCCAGGAAACAGATAGAGTCTACGTTAAGAGTCTTTGGTATGTTTGCAAAAGGCTTTAAAGAGTGCACTTCTTGTGGACATAAAATGCCAAAGACGCAAACGCTTTGCGAGCTTTGTTCAAGTGAATTTTTAAATAGCAAGGGAAGAGAAAAACCAGACGTTGTTTTATACTTACATTCTCAAACAAAAAACCCAAGGTATGGACGTAACGCTTCCAATGATTTAGTTTCAAAAGCTTTAAACTCCGGATTTCATCCTGAAGATCTAGGGCACGCTGTAAGCATAAATTCTCAGGATTTAGGCAAGGTATCTCCCGGTGTCTTAAACGAGATTTATAATTGCATGAACATACATGTAACAAGTACTGTGGGCGAAGGCTGCGGTCTACCCCTTCTAGAAAGCATGGCAGTAGGAACACCTTCTATAGCGCCTAAACACTCAGCTATTCCTGAGATGTTAGGGGACACTGGAAGGTTAGTAAAAAATAAAGCTATATTTTCCCTTCCAAATGATAACGGCCACTTTAGACCTATAATAGATGAAGAAGATTATTTATTTGCTATGGAAGAAGCTTATCTTAAATGGAAGAAAAGCGGAAAGGACATAGAAAAAAAGCCCGACCTTATCGATCGAGCTTTAGAAAAGTTTTCTTGGGTGGATAAAAGAGACTCTTTAAAAAGAATTTTTAAATCGGCTCTTCCCACTTAACAATGACTATAACCCTTCCGACTCTATCTAAAGTTGGAGGGGTTTCTTCTATAATAGTTTTGTCAGGATTATTTAAAAGATCTTCATAGCCTTCCTTTTCGTCCTCATTAGTTAAACAAAAGACTTTAACTCTTTTCTTATTAACGTCTCCTGACCCTTCATCGATTCTCCCGCTTATAAAATCAAACATTACTCTTTTTCTTTTTTTAGTTTAGGATCTTCTTCCAGTTTTCTCCATTCACTGTCGTTGGCCAATTTCTCCATCGGCTCCCCCTCATAAGCTTTTCTTATGATTTCTCCTGTTTTCTTATTTTCGTATACTTCGTAAGTTGCGTATTTTTCCATTATGTTGGTGTACCTCTGGTATTTCCTTTTGTTTTTTGTTTTGACGTGTCTACTTTATTTTCTTTTCTTGCCCCAGGGTTTTTCTTGTTTGGGGGATTGCTTTGAGCCTGGGGATTGCCGGGGCCTTTTTGCACGCTTTCAGGTGAAGGCAATAAGCCACTCTCCTGGTACATTTGAACTCTTTCCATTACTAAAGCGTGAGTTGTTGGAGCTTGCTTAGCTAATTTACCTAATTGAGCCACTTGCATTTCAGGAGGAGTGTAAATAACTTGCAAAGCCATACGCTCTATTAAGTCAATAAAATCTCCGCTAATTTCCCCGTTCTCCCTCTCAATCTCTTTTTGGAAGTTACTGATCCTTTCTTTTAACATCTCCCGTTGTGAGGCCATCTGGGCCTTCACAGAGTATTTAGCAGCTGTTACACTTGCCTGCCCTTTCGCTTCCGCTTGAGCTAAGATGTTTTTAATAGAAGATTTTCTAGCTTCGCTCTCACTTTCTTTTATAGCTTCTTGAACTTCATCATAATTAAATCCAAAAGAGTCTAGTAAGTGCTTATCACTTATTTTACCGTACTCAGATAACTGAAGCATTAACTGCTTAGCTTGAGCGTCATCAGTCATTTTAAATTCTTTAAACTTAACTTTGACTTTTGGGTAATTAAAGAATGAGTGAATCTTAGGAACTAAGAAATGATTAATAAAGTCTAGCAGAAGCCCTCTATAAGTTAAAAACATATTTTCTACAATACGTAAAGATATAGAAGACCCTGTTCAGGAAGCTCCACCCTTTATAAACTCGATAGGTACTCCTAAGGAATTAATAATAACTTCTTCAAGAAAGTTCATCTCACTTGTAACACTAAGGCCCTTAGCGTTGCCTCCAAGCTCTTGATAACCTATAGGTATTGGAAAAACAGCTATATAGTTAGGATCCTTTCTCCACTTTTTAATAGTCTCCCTCATTTCACCGGTCCACTTAGGTAAATTCATTTGAGTTAAAGGATCTAAAGTAGCTGTATTAGCTGGAGATATAGCTTTTTTAGGAACGATATGTTCGTTAGCTATGGCCTCGTTACCCCTTTGAAGGATTTGTAAATAGTAAATCTTTTTTAAAGCAGGAAGTATGATAGGCTTTCCCCACCCCATGTCACTTTCAGCTAAGCCTGGGCGTTTAAAGTGATATAAGTTGTTACTTTTAAGCTTTACCCTTCTTTTCTCTTTAAGCGCATCTAAAAAGATTTTTGGAGTTTCATCAAGGGTATCCTTGTCTCCCATTAAAATTCTTTTTCTAAGTTCATTAGGAATGGAATAAAAATAAATACGGCTCCCGCTTATAGGATGATATTTTACATCTATATTAGAAGGGTTCCATCTAACTAATTTAAAAGAAGTTATACTGTTGATAGGCTCATCAATAATTTCCATTTCCCTTTCACTGCCTCCTTCTGGGGCGGCGTAGAATTTAAAATTACGGAAAGAGTATTTAAGATTATCAATAGGGTAAGTGTTACCGGTTTGAGGATCTTTTAAAAACCTTTTAAAGTCCGTGAAAGAAGAAATAAAAGAGTTACCGTAAGTATAGTAATCAAGACCTATCTCAATTAAAACTTTGTTTATATGCAGCTTCTCATTTAAAATTATATCATACTTTTCACGAGCCGTTGAAGAAGTGTTGGTTTCATATAAAATATCCGTAATAGGGTATTCAGTCAGCTTCCGTATAACATTAGAAAGAAAGGGATCTGTATGAAAAAAGGAATGGCAATACTTAAACAGGCTCTTTATGTTTTTAGGTATAGAGTTGTTTGCTAAACTAAAAAAAGGATTAGGGTAATTATTCTCCTTATTTATTCAGTCTTTTTCAAATTGTTCTTTTGTGTAAGAGGTGACTCCCATGAGTTATTAATTTTTTTCTATTTCGTTTTTAGTGTATTCTACAAGTCGTAGATAATGTATAGCTTGCCTTGCAAGAGGATTCTCATCATTCTCTATAATAGGACCATTTACTTTATTAATTATCTCTATTACTTGATCTAAATAAGGGCTTGGCATTCCTACTCCCGCAGGGTAAAAAATTAAGCCTTCCTCTTTAAAGCAGAATCTGATGTACTGTTTTACTTCATAAGAAAGTTTTTCTTCTATATCCGGACGCCATTCTTTCATTTTGACTAAAGCATACCAAATATGCTGAGGAGAGCAACCGTCTAAAGAATCTATATTAGGATTAATACCGTTTAACACTCAAACTACGTTTTCAAAAACATAGAAGTCGTTAAAGGCAGCATCGCCATTTTTTACAAGCTTTTCAACCATCTCTTTTTGAACCTCAATAGAGGGGAGGTTATCCCCTCTTAAGGCTCTAATAGTTTCAGGCTCTAAATATTCTTCTTTTTCCAGTACTGGATTATCCGACATCTTCTTCGCTATCCTCTTCTTCAAGTTTAGCTTCTTCTAAGCAGCCTCGGGCCACCGCGGTCAAAGGCTCATCTACTAGTCTAACATCCCCAATGTTTATTGGAAAGTCTTCTTGGGTAAATTCGTTTTTAAATAATTCTATAAATCCTTCTACTTGAGAGGTACCGCCAGCAACCACAAATGGAACCTCATTTGGAAACACGGGGGTATTTTCAGCTGAGTTAAATCTGTGGGCTATATTCGCAAGAGCATACCTTATTAAAGAAGAATAATAGGTTTTGGCTGCTTGTTGCTCCCTACTGCGCCTTTCAGTAGAGTTGGGAGATATAGAGTAGTTCTGAGTTTCTTTAATCTTATTTGCTTTAGCTAACGGGATGCCACAATCATTAGAAATTTGCTCGGTTACCCAATCCCCAGATCTAGCTAAAGAGAACTGTAGAGCGCTCATCCCTTTATACATTACGCATAAATTTATCTGCCCCGACCCAAAGCTCGCCGCTATGCCAGTATAACCGTCCTGAGCCAACCCTATGTTAGCTACTGCCACTGCTTCGTTTAGGGGCTTTGCTTTAAATCCAAAAAATCGAATTATATCTCCTAAAGTGTCTTCGTGGTAATCTACACTTCTATTCATATCTAAAGCTGTGCCCGGCACTGAGTATATAACTAATTCGTCTTTAGTTTCACAAGTCCCAATAAGCTTTCCTATCATATACCTCATTATGGGCAGAGCATCCTGCTCTTTTGGGTTTAAAAGCCCACTTTGCATTGGTCGCTTAAGTTCAATATTTTCAAAAATATTAGCATAATCAAAAGCTTCTTGTGATATTAAATGCAGTTGGTTATCTATTTCTATGTAAGGAACTTTCATACGTTTAAGCTGTTTTTTACTTACTTGGCCTTCTGGTAGAGTAAGAAATACATTTCTTTCTACACCTATAGAGCCGTCATCAGCTTTAATTATGTTCATTGTTCCTAAGTCCAATCCTATTGCCATAATATAATATTTAATTTTAATTTTGTTTAAATTTAGTCCACCCTTTATGGGCTTTTTGTTCTCCTTTTACAACTTTACTACAGATTTATAACAGCGGGGAGTAACTTTTTTATTATGTTTATTTCTTTTTAATCTATAAAAGTGTCTGTACTTTCTTTCTTTCTTTTAAATCCTTCGAAGATCCTATATAAATTTTATTATTTTCGGTATTTACTAATTTATAAACACCTGCTCTTTTATTTATCATTATACGCCTTTACTTCTATGTCTTTCCAGTTTCTATCCATTTTTGGAGGCTCTATTGGTATCTCACCAGTTTGGATTTTTTTATCCCTAGAGCTTTTTTCACGGTCCTTAACTTGAGTACTAACTTTTCCTTCGTTATCTATATTCACGTGAACATCTAAGTCTAAAGAATAAGGAGGAACACTTTTAGGCTCCTCCGGCCTTTTATATTCTCTGTAAAAAAGTCAAGCTCCTAGTGTGAGGAACAATATAACTAAAAAAATATCAAAAAGCATATTATAATAGTAAAGTGTCTATTTCCTTTTTAATAGGGCTAGGAAGAGTGTGATAAACTTGTACTCCTTCTGGCCCCTTTAAGTCTTTAATAGCTTCGTTACCTACTACAGCAGTTAAGTCAGCATTACTTAAGCCTTTTAATTGCTCTAGAGAAGGACCTGTGCCTTTCATTTCAGCTTCTTTTGCAAAGGAAGCTAGAGCAGGGTTCTCTACCCCGTTACCCCAGAACCTATCCAACCCTGTAGTTTTATCTACTTTTTCTGTAAGAAGAGCTAGTTTAGAAGGGCTTAAAGTCTCAGCAGTTTTTACTAAATCATCATATAACTCTCTATCTTCTTTCTGATCTTTATTTAAATAGCTTTTACGGCTTTCTATAAATAAAGAAAAGTCTTCGTTTTGAGAGGAAGTATCCAAGCTGGCAAATTTTTGAAGAAGCGAGCTTTTTACTTCAATATTATTTTTAAGGCAAGCTTCTTTAACTCTTTTAGCGTATGTTACAGCTTGGGGAGGATAAAAGTCGTGCGCAAATTTATCAAAATAATGCTGAGCCTCATCTATTTGTCTTGGAGTTTCAATAGGATATTTAGACTCTTCTGGAAGAGCGTATTCAGTAGGAGTTTCTTTAGTAGCTATTTTCTGCATAAAAGCGTAATCATCTACTTGAGTTAAATCCACTGTAGGGTCTATGTAAGCCTCAGAAGTAGAGGCTTCTTTAAGAAGCTTTGGCGCTTCTAAACCATATTCGTTTGCAGCAGTGCATAAATTTGTGCTTGCTACTTTGACTATCTCGTCTGGCAAGTCGGTTATATTGTTCTCCAAAAAGGCTATTGAGAGCTCTGTAAGCTCTTTATTCCATTTGGCGTATTTCTTAATACCGCCTTGCTTGGGGTGGTAAGTTATTAAAGCGAAGTCGCTTTCTGGCCGGTCTTGAACTTCATCAAAGTTAGGGACGTCGATACTTTGAGCTTCCTTTGATAAGCCCCTAATAAGACTCGCAACTTTAGAAAGCTCTCCAGACATAATGTAATCGTTTAAATCGTAATTAAAGGAAGCTAGTTTATTCATAATCTTTCTATAGGTTTTTAATTTTAATATATACAATGCCTTCTCAAAAGTCAAAAGGCCCTCTAAAAAAGAGAGCCTTTATCTAATAGCACCGGATAGAGGATTCGAACCCCTGGGGAGGTTTTGGACGCCTCCCATCAGTTTTGAAGACTGCTGCATTTAACCACTCTGCCAATCCGGTATAAAAAAAGCACAGCAGGGTAGCTGTGCTTTAGATAGTCTATTCACCTCCTTTAGAGTCTTGACTAGCGTCAAGGATTGGTTGAAGTGGAACAAGCTCGTAAGCTTTTAATTTGGCATCTGCTGCCTCAAGATCATCGATGGTCAAATAAACGCTAAAGGTTACTTCGACCTCTTCGTTTGTAAGATCCATGACTTCTTTATTAAAGTCTTTAGTATCTTTAATACTGACTTGACCTTCCATTTCCTCGCCTTGATCGTTTACAGGAGAGATGTAATTCCCGTCGTCATCTTTTTCGGCGTATTTGTCAACAATTTCTTTTCTAGCGTCTTCATAATCTTTTGCGTGATCGCTTAACGCTTTAGCGATTTTCCCGATTTTATAGGAAACTTTAATGCTATTAAGATCGGCATTTCCGAGCTTTTCTAGTACTTGAAGCACATTTACAATTTCAAAATTCTTTAAAGTAATTACCATTTTATTTTTTATTTTAGTTTGAATTTAGGTTCTTGAATATAAGCATTTCTTAAGTTAAATCAAAATTTCTATACCTAATAAATACGTCCTTACCGTTTTTTATTTTGTCTTTTATAAAAGGGTAAACTCTTTCGTAAGCTTTAGCGCTTTCTCCGATAAAGCCTTTTCGGGTTACGTTTTCCACGCTTGTATTAGCTAGAAGTAAACAGCCCGCAGTATCTTCATCATCATTTCCTTTATGAATAAGAACGTCAGTGAAATTAGGGACGCCTCTTAACCAAAGCATTCCTTCGTGAAAGCCGTAAGAAGAGTACCTTTCGTGAAACCCTCCCCAAGTTTTTAACTCAAGACGGTACTTGCCTTCCGGTATTCGAGTCTTGCCGTAAATCTTTTCAGTTCTTTTTTCGTCCTCTAAAGTATGGCATAAAAACTTAGGTAGCCCCGTTGTATACATTAAAAGCCCTAAAGTGCTGTCTTTCCCTGAAGAGTATCTCCAGACTTCAAAAAATTCTTTTCCCTCTATCATAGCCTTAGTTTTGGTTTTTTGATTTTTATTTTCATTTTATAAGAGATTCAATGCATCTTATTTATCACATCATATTTATAAGACAGAGCATTATCTCTAGGAGTTAAAAGTTCTACTTCAGGCCCGAAGCCTATTACCGGATCTTCAAAGCCTTTTGAAACCATAGCTCCACTAGCAAAGCCTACTAAAAGCCTAAACCCCGGGTCTCGCTCTTTAAATTTAAGGACTGGAATATCATTCTCTATTATTAAAGTATCTACTCTACTAGTCGTGTAAATAGGTTTTTTAAAGAAGTACTTAACCCCAGCGTAAAGGATCTCACCTTGGCCTATAAACGTATTGTAAATAGTCCCCTTAATTAAAGTATCTTGAAAAGTAGTTTGGGTGCGAGTTATTTGGGGATCTACGGGGCTTTCTGGGGTAGGCTCTTGCACAAAGTTTTCGTAATCAAAAGAATTTACTTCCTCAGTATCGCCGCTTTGGGTACTTCTTATTAAGTACTCTTCTATAATTTTAGTGCTATCTACAGTGCCAAATATTAGCTTTGTTACAGTTACTGTGTCGGGTTCAAAGCTTTCGTAAGCGTTAAGTTCTTTTTGAAGAGTTGGTACTTTATAGTGATGTAGGTAAGTTACCCATATAACCAAAATACCTACTAAGCTTAATAAAAATAATCTAAGTGTCTTTTCCATCTGTTTTTCCTGAAGTTACATAAAATTTAAACATTGCTGCACCTGTAGCTATTATAGTTGAAGCAAAGGCTGCCTGCTCCCCAGAAGGGACATCTAGTCCCATAAACCAAGAAGAAGCTACTCAAACAAGTATTATGAACAGCAAAGAAAAAAGCCTGGGGAATACTCTATAGTCGTTCAATAAATCACTTTTCCGCTTTCTATCCATTTGTAATCCCCATTAAAGCTTTAGCGTATTCTATTATTACGTCTAGATTAGCGGCTATTATGGTTAAAATAGTTCCCCAAAGAACTATTAATTGAGCTTTAATCTTTGTACTAGATTCTATTTTAGCAGTCTTTATCGCAGTTTCATGTTCAGCCTTATTAGCTATACCTTCTACGATACTCTTACTTAAGCTTTCTAGCTCTTTTTCATTTAACTCTAAGCGTACGATAACACTATTAGGCCCCATATTAATTTGCCTATCGAGTTTAGTCAAGTCGGTCTTCACTTCTTTTATTTCGTCCCCTCTCTCTTTTATAATAAAGGAGACCTTTAGAATGTCATTATAAAGATCCCTTAACTCTTTTTTTAATTCTTCTGTATCGCTAGTGTTATCCATCTTATAATAATTTATGCGCCGCTCATTGAGAAGCTTTGTAAGGATCTGCTATTATCCGCTTTATAAGCTCTCTATACTCATTATTTTTGCTTTCTAGCTTACTTAAACTTTTTAATTCTTCTGTTCTATCTTGAACAGTAATAAGCATTTTATTACCGTTAATGGGGAATAATCCCCAATCCATTATATACTCTTTTTTGTAATTACCGTTATCTATTGTAAAAGACTCCCCTGTTCTTATAACTGACTGTCTCTGTTCAAGGCATCTTTTGTGTAACCCTTTTATAACTTTTTTATCACTGTTACCCTTACTTAAAAAAACTTTGTAATGATTTTTACCTTCTAGAGAAGAGCTTATTTTATATCCCCAGCTTTTAAATTCAAATATCTTAAACCAAGCCTCATTAATAAAAACGTAATTCATGTCTTTATCTACGATAGCTGAAGGAGTTAAAGACTTGTTTATGACCTCAAAAAGCTCCTGCTTTTTTATTTCCGACTCTTCACTTACTTTTTTATAATTCTCTATAATGCTAAAATAAGAAGAAACTAAGTCTCTGCTTTTATAAGTTAAGTATCCAAAAGCAAGGAAAAACATACATCCAATAAAAAGAAAAATAAAAGAAAACCAAGTAAGGACTAGCAGCTCAAGAGCTCCGGCTGATATTCAAGCTATTTGGCTAAAGAAAAGGTTTTTAAAAATATAAGAACTAAGAGCGTTAACTTTTTTGCTTTCTCTTCAGAACCAAGCGCTTATAACGCTTAGTAACACACAGGATACTATAAAAGTGGTGAAAAAATAAATCATTTAATTAAGGTTTTAAAAAGTAGGGTTTGCTTAAATATCGCTTATTTAACATAGAGAGTCAAAAAACGCTTTAAAGAAAAATTAAAATTATTTAGAATAAGAGTTTTAGGGCTTCTGTTTCTTTATCCCGCATGAAAGTTTTAAATCTCTGATGCTCATGATCTCATTTAAAATTAAATGGAATTTTATCTCCAGGAGTTTTGTGATATAGTACTCCTTTAGTAACACTAAAATAAGGAATCATAAAGCCTAGATCAGATCTTTGGTTCTTCATTATACCCTCTCCAGCCACCAGTAAGTCCAAGCGATTAACATAATGGGCTTGTACTCGTTTCCTTATATCCATATTTAACCTATAAAAGCTAGAGGATGGATTATAGCCGTTTATATCAAGTACATCTCCTTTTACTCCAGGTGATATACATAGGATATCTACATCACCTGTATGATCTATACCAAAACAAGAAGAACCTACTATAAATACTTCGGCTAAAGCCAAAGATCTCTCTATAAAACAACCTCGTATACAAGTTTCTAAAAATTCTCTATCCTCTGAGGTATATTCTTCAACTAAGGACGGTAATTTGATTTTTTCTTCCTCTCTGCTCCTTTCCATGATTTTCTAGCATTTTTATCATTTCTAGTTCCTATGAGTAGCACATCATAAGCCCCTGCCTTCTCACAAGTAATTAAAAGTATATTTTTATGTAGATCAATCTCTCATTTTGCTCCTGCAAAGTCAGCCCTAGATTGAATAAATACTTTTGGGTCTTTATTCAAGAATGGCCAATAGGATTCGAGCGGTATCTCTACTGTTTCTCCGTCTTCTTTGGCTATACATTCATAAGTATATAAGGTATCTCCCGCTGTTGGAGATTCTACTGCACTATGGTATAAATCATATTTATATGCTTTATCTGGATTTGGGTGATTTATTTTAAAAGACTTGGTTCCCGAAACTGAGAAATCTCCCACCACTTCTAGATCATCAAACATTTTTATATTACCAAATACAGGGAAATCAGTATCAAGGCCTATGGTAGAACTTCTTAAATCTATAGAACCTCCTGTTAAAGTTAATTTTGACTCAAAAATATGTAAAGGCTTTTTATGTAATATAGCAGAACTAAGTCCGGCCTTAAAATAATTATCGGGATTACTACCCACTATAAACCCTTCCGAATTTATTTGGGTAGTAGGTACGTACTCATTTATTGTAAACACAGGGCTTACAGAAGTAGTATCACTGGGACTTATATTGGACCCTCCCAAGGCGATAATCCCTACCCTTATTTGTGTTATATCACTATTTGATGGGAACTCAAACAAGGTTATAGAATCATAAGTAGTATTAAACTCATCCAGTGATATATCATTCAATATTATGGCATCAGAGTCTACATTAGTAGCATACCTTACTGTATGGGAGCCACCCGCATATACAACCCATGTAGAGGTAGAGTTATCATAATACTCTATTTTTAATCTCATATCTACATAATTTGGGGCGGGGCTTTGAGCCGTAAATGTAGTAAAGACTACCGACAATGTATAGGAAGTATTAGAGTTAATAGATATATTAGCGGATTGTGTTTGTTCTGTTGAGGTATATGAGGTACCAAATGGTATTCCATAGAAACTTGGGCCACTTTGAGTAGATACATTAGTAGAAGTTAAATCGAAAGAATCATCAACCGAAAATAAACTGACCGTTTTAAATACTGTTCCGTATTTTTTCTGGAAACTGAATTGCTGATTGCCTGCATCCAATAATGTTTTCTTAGTACTGGTTGAGGATTCTAAGACATTTGAACTCAAGGCCCAATTAGCTATAGAACCGCTAGTAGCTGTTAAGTCTCCGGACGAAGTAACCTTAAAGGTATCACCTAATGATAACCCAGAGGAACCGAAATACATAGTACCATTAGTATCAAAGGCTCCTGTGGATATACTGCCTGTCTTTATATCTCAGTTTCCGACCTTTCCTCCTGTAATGGTTAGTTCCCCACTAGAGTTTAAAGAAGTTTTACCTGTATTCCAAGTAAAGTCCGAGCCGTCGAACTTTATATATTTGGCAGTAGACCCAACTTTAAACTTCCCGCCATTATCTAAATAAACTCCTGTTCCAGCGGTTAAGCTTAAAGCGCTGGCTGAAGTACCAAGAGCTATTTTGCTTTTGGTTATTAATAAAGAGGACGCTCCTTTGAGGGTAAATTCAGTTGAAGAGAGATCAAGCGATGTACCATTTTTTCTTATATAGTCATCGTCCCCAGTTTGTAAATTAAAAGCACCGGTATGAGCAAAATAAATACCTACTCCGTTTGTGGCGTGGGCGGTAGCCCCTAATTTAATGATCCCAGCGGAATCTAAAACGGTGTTATTCTTAGATATAGTAGAAGCGTTAATATCCCACCCGCCTATTGCTCCGTCACCAGCAGTTACAGTACCGCTTAAAGTAGCACTAGTCGCTGTTAAGTTACCGCTAGTATCTAAAGAAGTATTAGCAGATTTAAAAGTAAG